GCGCTCACTGTTCCTGACCACACTGTCATAAAGCATGAACGCCTGACCAAGCCGCTGCTCGATAGATTGCGCGACAGAAGACGCCACGCTCATGTCAGCCTGCTTGTTGACCTGCACAGTCGAGACCTCGTTGGCGTTGCCGCTCTTAAAGTCTCCGCTGTTTGCTTCAGCTAGGTCTTGCACGCGGGTCGTGCCGTTTGGAGCTACAAGGAAGACAACCTTACTGCTGGCAGCGCTCGCCTCAAGGATTGCTTGGCTGAGACCTTCAAGGCTAATCAGGTCGCCTAAGTATTCCTCAACGAACCCTCGCCCATAGTCCTCACCGTCAACACGGTTCCAGCGCAGGGCCATCATGGGAGGCTTGTCGAGCGGCCAGCTACCTTCGGAGCCGGGTACGACCTGCCCACCTAAGTCTTGGTAGACCAACCACTTACCGTCCTCGATGTAGAACTTAGTGAACAGCTCGATGTCGTCTTTCTGCCCGTCAATCAACGCTGCGGTGTCAGGGCTGAGAACTGCCGGACTGACTTGCTCTTTGATGATGACCTCAAGCAAGTTGCCAACGCTGTCTCGGACGCAGACGTACTTGTCTATGCCGTAGACCTTGGCACCGCCTGAGCGCGGCAAGTACATTAGGGCGTTACCGCCGATGATTAGGTGCTTGAGCATCTCGAACACTGGGGCGCGTAAGCCCTCGCGCTCAATCTCGCCCATCACTGCACGCTCAATGCCTGACAGCTCAGCCTCGACTGCGCCGTAGAGCTGCTGCTCCTCTGCTAGCTGCTGAGCCTCTTGGTCCTGCAAGGTAAGCCGGAAGAACGGGGTGTTAGGTGGGAGCAGTGACAGGAGCAGACGTGCTGCTAGATTGTTGACGCCCCGGCTACCGATGCCTTGATATGGTGTGTAGAAGCGGCTTGCACTGCTGTGGCCGCTTTCTGGGATCAACGTGGGTAGTGTCAGTTTTGCGCACTCTCGGGCGCGCTGTAGGAAAGTCTCTCGTAGGGAACTCAGGGCTTCAAAGCGCGAGGCGCAGTCACTTTCGACTAACATTAAGGCCAACTTTCTTGGCACCCGTATTGATTGGAGCTGACACCTGCGCGTTACTTGGCCGTCTTACGCGGAGCGCTAGGGATTTGTTGGTCTTGCCGCCTGCCATCGCAGGTGCGCTTTGCTTCGGGCCAGCTTCCTCGACAGGGGCAGCGGTCGGCTCAGGCGCACGCACGATGATCGGTGGCTGTGGTGGGAGCATGGGCATAGGCGCAGGCCGTGGGGCCGGGGCGCTTCCGCCGCCAAATAGACACATTTTAATTCACCTTTCGGTCCATTAGGTTGTCGTTTTGTTGCTCGTATAATAGCGCAAGATGCCGCAAAACGCGAACTGCGCCTACGGCCATCCAGATTTCACGCTCGCTAGCCTCCGGTGCTGGCACTTGGTCAGGAAAGACGTCCGCCAAGTATTGCAGTAGGTCGGGCTTGATGACGGGCTGCTCAACTGCCACAGGTGCCGCCCCCGCTGATGTCACACATGTCATGGGTCTCGATGAACGTGATGCCCTGCTGGTTGCTGGCCTCACTGTACGGCACGCTGGTCAACGGCTGACCGCCACGGCTACCGTCTGCATAGAAGGTCAAACCGCGCAAGCCGTGTGCGTACTTGGCAATGAGTGCCGCGTAGTCATCCACCGTGTCATCATTGTTCAAGTCGCTACCCCACGCAGGCAGGTTGATCGTTGAGCTAATGGCGTGATCGACGTACTTCTGCATCTCGTATTGGAACTTCACGCGGCGCTCGGGGTCAGCCGCCAAGTCCAAGGCAGACTCGATCTGCTCAGGCTCCACGCCGTACATGTCAATGACAGACTGCGCGGCTGAATCGACCACGTATTGATATTGCCAAGTGTCGTCAGGGCCAAGCCACCTGCGCTTGTAAGCAACGCTAAACAGCGGCTCGATGCCCGTGGTTGTGCCAGCCAGAATGCCAATAGAACCTGTCGGCGCGATAGCGCGCTTGCCTGCTGGCTCATTGACGCTGAAGCGGTTAGCGAGCTGCTTGGCTGTGCCGTCGCTGGTCGCCTCGTAGATGCGCATCCAAGCGTGCAACTCGTCAGTCATTTCGTAGCGTTCGCCACGGCTAATCAGCCATTCGTGTACACCCATAAGACCAAGGCCGAGACGTCTGTTCTTGCCGCGCGTCTTTTCCACCTTGTCGTAAGGGACTGCGCTGCTCATAGTGCCGCAAAGAAGGAACGCCGTCGCTAGCTCAACAGCCTCGCGGAAGTCCTCGATGTCGTCAAAGCGTGACATGTTGAGCGAGCCAAGGTTACAGACGTCACTGTCGTCAGAACTTGTAATTTCGCAACAGGCATTTCTCAATGTTTCCAGTGACTTAGCGCCAAAGTTAAACGAGAAGCCCGGTTCGCTAGACTTCATGGCTTGCCGCACGTTCTGCCGGAAGATGCTGCCTACGTCGCCCGTGCGGTTGTAGTGGGCGAGCCACTTGTCACCGTAGTTTAGCGAAATGTTCGTGCCGTCGAGCGGTGCCGGGAAGTTGAAGTCAAGCTCCTTGACGTCGGCCAGTGACTTGCCCGTGCCAGCAATCTCAATCTTGTCCCAATCCTTGACGTACAGCAGCGTCTCGGCGTCGGGGTGTTCAGCGCTCAAGCTGCCGTAGATTGCCGAGCGTCTGTCACCACCCTGCCTGATAGCGCGCCCGATGTCGTTAATCATTATCATCTTGGACACGGGACCAGAAGCCACGCCGCCTGTCCGACCAAGCGGCGCGCCCTTCTCTCGATAGACAGAGTAGTCAACGCCGATACCCCCGCCCGATGTTAAACATAGCTCTACTCGCTTAGATAGGTCGCCCCAATCCTCTCTGGTATCTTCCTCTGCCTTCAGCAAAAAGCAGTTGTTAAAGAACCGTGCGTCGGCTGGTCGGTTAGCGTTGGCGAGATAGCGACCACCCGGCAGAAACTTCTCGTCGATGATGAGCTGCGTCAGCGCTTCTTTGGTGTCTTTAGGGAGACGATGTTGAACCACGTTTTCGACCAGCGCACCGGCCAGCTCTTCCCACGTTTCCGCACCCTGATGCGCGTATTTCTGCTGAAAAATCGTCGCCCCGAACTCATTGCGAAATGTCATTAGTAAATTCCTCTCGTGCTTCCTGTTCCAAAATAAGCTGCCGCAAGTACCACTCCGCTTTGCGTAAGTCTTGTAGGGCTGACCCCTTGTGCTTGTAGCGCGTGACGTATTTGATTATCGCACCCTCCGAATACGAGAAACCGTGACTAGAAATGTAATCGTAACACTCGATTCCTTGGGTGTAGTGGGGCGGGTAGTTTACCAAGTCGGTTGCCATAGCGTAATGCTCTCTCCATCGTAATCATTAGGTCGCAAGATGCGCGCAAGACGTGCCTGCACAAGCGCATCGTCTTCCGTCAGTCCTTGCTTCGTGTATGCGGCCACAACCACCGGCCACATGTCCGACAGCACTGGCTCGCACTCCTCAAGCATCCGCTCAGCGCGTACCTTGCCGATGCCGGGACAGCCGGGATAGCCGTCAACGCTGTCGCCGGTCAGCGTCTGTGTCATCCACCAACGGTCAGCGGCCTGCTCGTCTATCTCGATAAGCTCGCCGGTTGCGTTGTCTAGGTGCAGGCCGGGGACAGTGCGTAGGTCTTTATCGATTGACACAATCACGTTGCCGGGAACGCCCCCGTAGATGCCAACTAAGTCGTCACCCTCAAGCGGCGTCTTGTAGAACGCACCGTAAGCATCTTGTGCGTGAGCGCGCATGCTTGACCAACCGATTGGCCGAATGCCTTTGCGATTGTGCTTGTAGCGCGGGTAGACTTCCTTGCGAAAGTTCTCAGCCGCCGACAAAACCAACAGCACGTCTTCCGTCTCGACCTGATCCTTGACGCTCTGCACCATCGCATCGAACGTGTCCTCGCCGTGAGCAACGGACATGAAGTCTTGCAGCACGACGTCACCACCTAGCTCATGCTCGGCTGTCACCGTTGCGGCAATGCACGCTTGGTAGACAATGACGTCGGCGTCTATGACAGCGCGCATTTACTTTTTCTTCGGGGCAAACCCGCCGCGCTTGGCCTTCATGTCACCGTAGCTCTTTGCGCTCACGGTGCTTTTACTTTTCGGGCGGCTAGTGCCGGCCTTCTTGCGTGCGTTGATGTTTTTGTACAGGCTCATGTCAGTGACTCTCCGACCAGTTCGCGCCGATCTGTAGGTCACAGGTCAGCGGGACGCTCAAGTTAAAGTATTCGTTACTCTCTCGCAAGGATTTGCGCACGATTGTGCTAGCCATCTCCGTAACGTCAGGCGCGCAGTCGAACTGCAACTCGTCATGGACGTAAAGGCACAGGTCGCACGGCATGTCTTGCATGGCTAGCGCGCACCGGACCGCCCAATCTTTTGCGCAGCTAGACGTAGCCGACTGGATCAAATAGTTGAGCGCGGTGTGCTTCTTGCCAACGGGGATGCGCCTGCCGTCAATGCTGACAATGTAGCCCTGCTCACTGTCTTTCTGCACCTTGGCGATTAGGTCTGACAGGCCGGGGATAGCGGCGTAAAGGCGCTGCCTGACTTCCGCACCGGGTAGTCCCGTCATCTCCGCCAGCTTACCGTCACCTGCGCCGTAGATGAAGCCGAACTGCACGCCCTTCATCTGGTTGCGCGTGATGCCCATGCGGTCGGCGTTGACCTGATGGATGTCGGCGGTTTGCAACAGCTCACCATAGGCACCGCCGTCGTCAAGGTAGTGAGCCAAGACGGTCAGCTCCGCACGGTCAAGGTCGCTAGCCAGTAGCACCCGGTCGCGGCTAGCTGTAAACAGGGAGCGACTTTCCAGCCCGTAAGCTGAGCCGACGCGCGGCACCTGTTGCATGTTTGGGCTGCGGCTCGACGTGCGGGATGTAACGGCAGCGTTGGGAATGATCTGCGCGTGGATGCGACCTCCAAGTGACGCCTTGACCCACGCACCAACAAGAGCCTTGCGCTTTTGCAGCATGAACAAGTTAGCCAGCTTGCCAGCCTCGGGCCACCGACCAGCAACTTTGCGCAACTGATCCTCGTCTACCTTGGCCTGACCGGTTGGTGTGAACTCGTCCGGCTCCCAGCCACGGTCGCGCAACACCTTCTCGATGTGCAGGCGGCTCGCCGGGTTGAACAAGACGAACTCAACCTTCTGATACTCGACGCCCTCAGTGACGTGCGGCCTGTCCTTGTAGCGCATGGTGCGCTTCGGCACGACCGGCTTGCCGACCGGCGCGTACCAGCCACCGAACGTGTCAGCCAGCTCATGCATCAGCATGTCGCTCTTGTCGATTAAGGTCTGCCAAAGCTCTTCGGCAGCGGGTCGGTCAAACGCAAAGCCCCAACTCTGGACCCGGCGACAGACCCGCGCGAAGTCGTGCTCCAGCTTGATAGCGACGGGCGACAGCGGCTCACCCATCAGTAGACCATACAGCCTGCGAGTGACCCGGCAGTCTTGCAGGCAGTATTCGCCAAGCTCAGCAGTGTAGTCAGTGTCCCAGTCGCCCTCGTAGCTGGTCTTGCCAAGTCCAAGGCGCACGCCCCACGTTGCCAGACCGTGACTACCCAGCCGCGCACGGGGATCAACCTCGCGCATCTTAGCTTGCGACCACCGACCCAAGTCGTCACCCATAAGGTCTTGAAAGGCCAGACGACTGAGGACTAGGGTGTCTACGATTGCGTGGCGGGGTGTGAACCACTCGTAAAGCTCTTGTATGACGGGTAAGTCGAAGCCGATCCCATTATGAAACACCAGCTCACCGTCGTATTCCATCAGCTCTTGCAAGCCACCTTCAATGTCAGTACCGCAGTCACGCTCGCTGCCTGTCTCTATGTCGATCCAACACAGCGCGGTGATGCGGGTGGCGTCTAGGCCATCAGTCTCAATGTCTACGGCGTAAGGCATGGTGCGTACTCCTCCAAGTAATAGCGCTTGCCGTGCCGTCCTGTCTCGACCGCAACAAGCGTGTGACCACGTTGTCTAATCTTCCACCACAGGTTTGCTGGCTTGCGCCAAAAGAAACCCATCGTTCGCAGGTCGGTAACGTGAAGCCCGATCCCCAAACGCAACAACTCAATGACAGCCTCGATGCTATCTGGCCCTTGCTCGACCTTGCGGATTTCAACAGCCAGTCGATCCCGCAACCCGCCGAACTTAGGGTCTCGGATAGCGCGCTCTACTGCCCAATCGTGCAGGTCGTACAGCGCGTCATAGTGCGGTACTGTCTGCGAGCCTGCCTTGAATATCGTCATAAATGAGCGTGCCTGCTGGCCCTACATTTCCTGAGAATCTGTTTTTGATGACCGCCAAGTCCACTGCGTTTTTCACAATGTCACCCGCTCTGTCTTTTGATTTGCTTATCGAGATAACTGCGTCCGACATTTGCGCGATTGAGCCGCTGCCTCGAATGTCCGACATGCGAACGGGCGCTGACCCGTCACTGTGATCCCCGTTCGTAGGCTTGCGGGTATGACTCACCATGATGACACCCACCCCACAGCCCTCAACAATGCGAGACCGGATTTCTGTGGTCAGCGCATCAATCCCTTGCCGCTCTGTAAGCTGGCTATTACCACCGCCAAGCGGCAGCGTGGACGCCATCGTTATGTGGTCAAGGATGATGTAGTCACACTGCACAGCGTTAGCCATGTAGCTCATTCTTTGCAGCAACGCCTCGCTGCCGACGTTGCCAAAATGGTCATAGGTGTAGCAGGTGCCGGGTGGAAACAGCTTCTCCGCCGCCTCGATCTGCTCGCGTGTGCTGACGCTGCTGTTAGGCCGGAGCAGGTTCGTCCGCATGTGGATGCCAAGTAGCCGACGCAAAGCATGCTCACTGTTTTCCTCAAGGAACATGATCCCCGGTCGCTTGCCGTGATTGACGAGCAGGTCCAAGGTCAGGTGGCCTACCAGCGTAGACTTACCGACACCTGTGCCTGCCACAATCGTCCAAAGCTCTTTTGCCCGGTAGCCGCCAAGCCTGTCGCTCAGTCCCTCAAACATAATGGGCAGGCCGTAGTCGATGGGCTTTGACAGCGAAGGGATAAGGTCGTGCATGTCGTGAATGTTCGACGGGCGGAACGGTGCAGCACCCTCAACA